AATTTTAAGAAGAACTTTCAGAGGAGACTAAAAAGGGCGATTAAGCCGACTGCGATTTTACAATATAAACAGGATGCCACGACGGTGGCTGGGTTTCCAGATACGATAGTGTTGGGGCCAGAAGCAGTGGTGGTGTTTATTGAGTATAAGAATGCCAAGAACGCGAAGTTCCGCCCTGGGCAGAAGGAGTGGGGGCAGAAGCTGCTCGCCAATAATTTCTTCTATTATTGTGTCTACCCAGAGAACGCGGACGAGGTGCTCAAAGAGCTAACGGAGATAATGAAGTGAAATGTATTATTAGGTGCAGTTGTGGGGGCGTGAAGACGAAGATGGAGGCGGCTATGAATTTGATCGCCCCAGGCGAGCCGCTTCCCCCAGACTACAAGGGGAAGGACGCGATTAGGAAACTGGCAGAACGCTACCCGAATACTAACCTATCTCGACATCTGGATGCCGTATCCAAGAAGCGTGGCCGATACTGTTATTATCTGGAGTACACCGAGGACGGTGATATCAAAGATTTCCGTGACCTGATGACAGGGAGAAAGGTGTATTAATGCTAGCGGTAGTGGCATGTCAGTGCGGGAGTAGCGATACGCTGGTGCGAGCGAAGCTGGCGAAGTTTGGTTACGCGCATAGTATGGATATCCCGATTGTTAAGGGGAGGGAGAAGAGCTATTCGAAGTTGAATACTCTCCCTCAATTCCCAGAGGTGAAAGAGTTGCGCGCATATATACAGGGGGTATCGAAGTGGGCAATCATAATAGGTTATGACAATGAACGGCTGCGCTGGGTGGATTTGGCAAATGGGACATATGTGAAAAATGATGTGGATGCAGAGTTGCTTATCCAGCATTTCGCATAGACGTTTTGCATAAACAAAATAAATATTGTACTATGAGAGTAACAATAAGGAGGGAAAAATATGCAGCCAACTTTGCCAAAAGGCTTCATCTCAATAGAAGACGCGGTAAAGCTTATTCAGTCCGATACGCGCACGGACGCCAAAGTAGATACTAAAAAGTTAGTCCAAAGTATGATTTGGATCGAGGAAGCGCACAACTTCCGCATCCCACTCATGAAAACGACTAGCGATAAGAAAGTCGTAAGGAACGGCTCTCGCTATGTTTATGTGGCGACCTCTTATGAGAAAGAGGTGCTCAAGAAAGCAATCCGTGACCATTACCGTGATATGGTCGGTCGCGAATACGAGGCTCCAACTGTTAGAGCCGTGTCTTCAGTTGCCGACGAGGAACAATCTGGTGGTGCAGTTCGCCCACGCAAGAGCAAACCAATCGCTAAGGAAGGTGCTGTTATCGGCACTGGCGAGAATATCACCACTAACGGGGCAGACTTGTAATGGAAAACCTGAAATACTTGAAGACGCTCATCAAGCGAATCGAGGACTCAGGGAAAGCTATTGCTAAGGCCGAAACTTCAGCTGAGGTCTCCGAGCAGGAGCGATTGATCCACCCCGTCTTGAAGGAGATGCAGATGGTGACGCCTCGAGTCTGGGATGACTATATTAAGGCTACCCGTGACCGTCGCAAAGAGATTTCGGAAGGCAAATAATGGAAGCCGAGGTGGTAGAGGTTAAAACCAGAGAACACTCTTCGATCGAGGACGTGAACGTCCATCTATTAGACAAACTAGATGAGCTGATTGACGATATTAATCCGAAAGACGCTGATATGGTGCGGGCGATTACTGAGAGTGTAGCCAAATTGAACGCTTCACTTAAGGGCAATAATATTTTTACGCCGCAGGAAACTACGGAAGAGCGCAAAACTCGGGAAGCCCAAGAGGCTATCTTAGGTGCAATGAAGGGGGATTAGCCTATGGGGCGAATCCTCGAAAATGATTATCAAGACGACAATATCTTAACAGGCGACCAGATAAGGGCCGCTTTGTCGGGTGATTTTGACGGCTTCAAATATTTCTTCGAGAATTGTCTGCTTATTCAAGACCGTGATACTCGTCAGTTTATTCACCCAAAGATGAACAAAGGGCAAGAGCTGATTGCCAAGACTATCTTGGGGTATGTGGACAAAAACTCCCGTGCCACCGTGCATAAGGAGTGTGTCATTTTGGGCCCGCGTCAGTTCGGCAAATCTACCCTGCTTACGGCTATCGCCAACTATATCGTGGCCTATGTGTCTGGGATGGAGAACTTGAACGTAGTCCATACGATGCACCAAGCGACAGCGGCAGCCAAATACTTCAAGCAGAAGATTTCCCCGATTGTGACAAGCGTGCACCCGATGATATTCCCGACGATTGAGCGGGACACTTTGGGCACTTCTACCCTGCTTAAATACAGAGATGTTAAAGGCATTCGCCGAGGAGGATATTATGAAATTACTAGCGCTGGGTCTAACTCTGTTCGCTCTGGTACTGTGTCTGTGTGGCTTTGCGATGAGCCTTCAGAATATCGTAACCCGGAGGCGGTCGAGGACTCCGTATCAGGTGCTATCTCTAGTTATGGTTGGTCTTTTACTGCTTACATTGGTACTTTTTCTGATCGCCTTACTGAGTATTTCCTGAATAAAATTCAGACTGCGCTCGATAACCCGAACGAGATGGAATTAGTCTTTATTCCGTGGTTTTTGGTCTACGGGCGCGAGGGGGATGGGGCTGGTCTAACTGAGGAGGACTACACTGACTACGACAAGGATGTGGTCATCCCGGAAATGATTAAGTATGGTGTGCCGCAATCGGAGTGGCACGACAAGATTGGCTGGTATCATAGGCGTGCTCTGCGTACCTCGAAGATGAAGTTCGAGTTCCCAACTTCGATTCAGGATATTTTAAATCTTACCTCTGATAGGTCAGTATTTAATAAGGAGTCGCTCGACAAGCAAGAAGATAATCTTATGTCTGGCACCTGCTATCGGATTCTGACGGATAATGCCACTGGGCGAGTGGAGGCCCAGAAGACAGACATCTCGCCGTTTATTATTTATAAGCCCCCAATTTATGGGCATAAATACAGGATAGCAATAGACCCGATTACGGCCCGATCGGAGGAGTCGGATAACTTTATCATGCACGTTATTGACACAAATAATCATGAGCAGGTGGCAACCTTTGCTGACAGGGGTTTGCCAGATGAGGACTATGCTGACTGGGCGGTATCAATTGGCACGATTTATAACAAAGCGGAGCTGTGCCCAGAGCTGAACGTGGCGAATGGCTTTATTGTGGCGGTGAACGCTCGCCGATATTATCATTGGTATTATGAGGACAAGAAGGCTCGCGCAGATCGTGTCCCGGGTCTGCGCACTTCTGTGGCCTCTAAAGAGAGAATGATAGATGCGTTGGCATCTCTGTTAGACCGTGGGGCAATCATAATACATGACGCAGAAACTTTAGACGAGCTAAGGAATATGGTGAAGAAGGTGAAGAGCCGGGCAGATGGCTCTCGCTCTCTCCGTATGCAAGCTAAGAAAGGCCACCATGACGACCGCGTGGCTGCTCTCTGGATTTACGCTGGTAGTCTGAACCAACGGGAGCTGGAACGTGGGAAGCGAACTGGCTGGGCAATTTTGTAGTACAATAGTAATTGCGAAGTTGCTTCTCGCATGCTGCATCGACAGCGAAAAGGCAGTCGAAAGGCTGTCTTTTTTTGTTATAATGAAAGCGCCAGGGTAGATGGTGAAAACTCTGGCTCGTGTCGGAGAAATAAACACCGACAGGCCGCTAGGCTCGGTCTACACCCACAAGCCTAGTCTCATTGAGCATATGCAGTGAGCAGCCACTCTTCGGGGTGGTTTTTGTGTGGTATAATTTAGATACTCCCGTAGTTTAGTCTTGGGCTCGCGGGTGTTATGGATACAAGCGTCTAAAAACCGCCGACCCCCAGTCTAATAAATTGGAAAGGCTCCGGCGGTTTTTTGTAATTATTTTTTTCGGTTAGTAAAAATAGCCATGCTATAAAATAATTAAGTCTAGCGAAGTTGATAGACTAATCCCTGATGCGCCCGACGGAAGGCAAAGCCGTAGAGCCAACGCCAGGAGGAAGCCGATTAGCAGAGCAGCTATGGATTAGACGGAGTTGCAACCGCCGAATTGTAGTAGACGCATAACAAACTTTAACTAAAAGGAATTAACTTTATGGCTACTGAGTATACGACTTATGCTCAAACCTTGGTTACCACTCCTACCCAGCCGTCGACCGAAACTGTTTTCGATTACGATATCCAATTCCCTCTTTATCGTGAAATCGTAAAGCGCGACCTCATCGATGAGCCGGAAATGCGTAAAGAGCTTAGCTCCGCCGAATCTTTCTTCACCGGCGAACGCATGATTGATGCTGGTACCCTCCTTGCAAATCTTAAATATGGTCAGGAACTTATTGTTAACGTTCGCAAAGACCAAAACCCATTCTCGCTCTTCCAGAAGAAAGCATTGGAATATGCT